AACGAACTCAATTCTCTACATCATCTAGATAATAAGTTGCAGTTTGATTATTATATCAACATTCTTCGAAAGCGAAAAAGGTTTTCGAAATGGTCTAAACCCGAAAATGATGAGAATATAAATATCATATCCAATTATTATGGCTGCAACAAACAAGTTGCTCTACAATATCTAAAGATTCTCACGAAGGGTCAAATTGATATTATTAAACAAAAACAAGAAAAAGGTGGTGTGAAATGAGTGTTGAAACATTAGTGGAGGTAAGCCTAATCAACGAAGATGATTTTTTAAAAGTAAAAGAAACTTTAACTCGCATAGGTGTTGCCTCAAGAAAAGACAGGAAACTGTATCAGTCCTGCCATATACTACACAAAAGAGGCAAGTATTATATTGTCCACTTCAAAGAATTATTTACGTTAGATGGCAAGAACTCTTCGTTTTCAGAAGAAGATCAAGGTCGTAGAAATACGATAGTAAATCTTCTCGAGGAATGGGGTCTTGTTAAAGTCGTAGAGCCTGAAAAAACTCAAGGACCAGTAGCACCACTAGCACAGATTAAGATACTCCCATACAAAGAAAAAGGCGAGTGGGAGTTAGTAGCAAAATATAATATTGGTGGAAAAAGATAAAAAAAGATTGACTAATTCTTTTAGTTGATGTATAAATAAGAGTGTGAATGCCAAACGGGTTCACACTCTTATTATTTTAAACTTAACTTGCTTACTAAAGGAGTAAAGTACAATGGTTAACACCAATTTTTCCGTATTCAATGATCCCGTATACCGACCATTCTTTATCGGTTACCAAGATGTAGTTAAAAGGATCAATGATGCGGCAGCCCAAGTCACAAAGCAAACATATCCTCCCTTTAACGTCAAGAAGGTTGATGACAATAAGTATGTCGTCGAACTTGCCGTTGCCGGTTTCGAAAAAACAGATATCGAAATCGAGGTCAAAGATTCTATTCTCACCATCAAGTCAGATGTAAAATCGAAAGAGCAAGAGGGTGAAGAGTGGATTCATCGTGGTATTGGTTTGCGAAACTTCACACGTCAATTTACCCTTGCTGATACCGTTGAAGTACAAAGCGCTGAGATGGTAAATGGTATGCTCAAAATCTGGTTAGAGAACTTCATTCCAGAAGAGCAAAAGCCAAAGAAGGTTAAAATTGATTAAAGTTTTATTACAATCATGATTTTATCATTAAATAGTCGTGAGAGGTAGGTCTCTCACGACTTTATTAAGTGGAGAAAAATATATGAAAAAACTAATAATGCTTGCCACGATGGCAGCGATTTCTATTCCTTCAATTGCTTTTGCTCGTGATCAAATACGAATTGTAGGATCTTCTACAGTTTATCCTTTTGCCACAGTAACAGCAGAGACGCTTTCAAAAACAGCGTCTTTTAAAGCACCAGTTATTGAGTCTACTGGCACTGGTGGTGGTATGAAGTTATTTTGTGCTGGTATTGGCGTTGAGCACCCAGATGCTACAAATGCTTCAAGAGCAATTAAGAAGAGTGAAGCCGAACAATGTATTAAAAATGGCGTGACGCCGATTGAAGTGATCGTTGGATATGATGGTATTGCTATTGCTAATACTAAACAACACCCACAGTATCGTCTAACATCAAAGCAGTTATTCTTGGCACTTGCCAAACAAATACCAGATGGCAATGGTGGATATAAACCAAATCCATATAGGGTGTGGAGCGATATTGATCCATCGCTACCGAATGAAAAGATTGAAGTGTTAGGCCCACCTCCAACATCAGGTACCCGCGATGCTTTCTTAGAACTTGTTATGGAGAAAGGCGCGAAGACTTTTCCTCAACTTGCAGAACTTCGAAAGTCTAATAAGAAAGCATTCAAAGCAGCAGCACACTCAATTCGTGAAGATGGCGCTTTTATCGAAGCCGGCGAAAATGACAATCTAATCGTCCAGAAATTACAAGCAAATCCAACATCGATTGGTATCTTTGGGTTTTCTTTTCTTGATCAAAATAGAGATGTTGTTCAAGGATCGTTTATCGACGGCGCAGAACCTTCTTTTGAATCGATTGCTGACGGCACATATGGTGTATCTCGTCCACTATTCTTCTATGTAAAGAAGGAGCATGTGAAAGTGATACCCGGTATTAAGGAATATGTTGAATTATTTTTGTCTGAAAAAATGAGTGGTAATGAGGGCTATTTAGTTGATAAAGGTCTTATCCCTTTACCTGACAAGGTAAGAATCGAAAATCGTCAAAACGTGTTATCACAAATAGGAGACTAAATGGTAGTACTCGTATGTGGCGGGAGAGACAATTCAAGTCTCTCCCGTGTTGATATTGTTTTACGAACTATGAATATCAAATTGCTTGTTACTGGAGACAGCAGAGGGTATGATAGTCTTGCTGAACAATGGGCAAGAATGAATAATATTCCGTGTAAAGTTTATAAGACTGATTATAATAAATATGGTAAGAGAGCAGGATATAAACGTAATGTAGCCATGTTCGATGAAAATGATATTGATACAGTAGTTGCTTTTCCAGGAGGTGAAGGTACTGATATCATAATATCTATTGCTAAATCTGCTAAAATTCCAATTATAAGGGTGTAAAATATGTCAGAAAGATATCCAGATATTACGGCAGAAGAGATTGCTCATCACTATAGATCAGCAATGGATTCTGTAACTATTATCAATCAAGTGATTGCAAATCCTGAAGAATATAAGAATGATGAAACAATTTTAAGTCGTAATATTAACCATCTGAATGTAATACTTGATATGGACTATTGGACAACAGAAGACCTTACTCCATTTCAAAATGCTGTTGCTGTTGATACATCTGCCTTTGATGCTCTTGTATCAGGCTAATTAAATGACCAACGATGACTGGGATTTCGGTTTTACTGCTGTAAATGAAGATGAACTTGAAACAGTACAGAAACTGGAACAAGAAAAAAGTGTTGCTTCAGACGAAGTTTTGGGTTTACAAGACCGATTAGATGCGCTATACTCCGCAATAATGCCTTTACTGAATAATCTTGCCTCTAATCCAGAGAAGAGTTATATATATTGGCCAAATCGTCTGGAAAAGATTGAGACGTTTCGTGATAAACTAACAGAACTTTACAAAGGATAGATTATGAGTTTAATCGACAAATTGACAAAGAATAGTACAGTAAAACTTACTAGCACTCTCTCTAACTCAAAAGTGTATGGTAAGAAAGATATGGTACCCACACAGGTGCCGATGATTAATGTAGCATTATCTGGACGAGTCGATGGTGGTTTGACTCCTGGTCTGACTGTCTTGGCTGGTCCATCAAAGCATTTTAAAACAGCGTTTTCTCTACTCATGGCAGGCGCTTATCTAAAGAAGTACGAAGATGGTGTAATCCTATTCTATGATTCTGAATTTGGTACTCCACAATCATATTTTGAGTCTTTTGGTATTGATATGAATCGTGTTGTTCATACACCAATCACTGATGTAGAACAACTCAAGTTTGACATTATGAAACAACTTGAAAATATTGAACGTGGTGAGCGTGTTTGTATCATCGTTGATTCAGTAGGAAATCTAGCATCAAAGAAAGAGGTTGAAGATGCTATGAACGAGAAATCGGTAGCCGATATGTCTCGTGCTAAACAGATGAAGTCTCTCTTTCGTATGGTGACGCCACATCTCACACTCAAAGATATTCCACTGATTGCTGTCAATCACGTCTATATGGAAATCGGTATGTTCCCGAAAGCGATTGTTTCTGGTGGCACAGGGATTTATTATTCCGCCGACAACATCTGGATCATTGGACGGCGTCAAGAAAAAGATGGTTCTGATATTGCTGGGTATCACTTTCTAATCAATGTAGAGAAGTCTCGGTATGTTAGAGAGAAATCTTCTATTCCGATTACTGTTACATGGCAAGGTGGTATCAACAAGTGGTCTGGTTTGATGGATCTAGCACTTGAAGCAAACTATCTTGCAAAACCTTCAAATGGATGGTATCAACTAGTTGATCGCGAGACTGGTGAACTAGTTGGTGATAAGATGAGAGCAAAAGATATACAAGATAACGGAAAATTCTGGACGAAACTATTTGACGAAACAGATTTTTCAGAGTATATTAAGAAGCGCTATACAGTTGGTGAAACTACAATGTTTGCCGATGAATCACAGGAACAACTAATGGATGCCTGAAATACAAACGCTAGATTCCCCAAATGACGCAGGAGCAGTAGTTACGGTGACAAGTATCACAACTGTCTTTGCTCTTGGTAAAACTGTAGCGACCGATGACGATCCAGTTGCAGGTCATGGGCTTGGCTCTCACGCTGGACCAGTAACAAAGAACGGAAGTTCAACAGTTTTTGCTGAAGGAGAACCTATTAATAGAAAAGGGGATGCCGATAGTTGTGGCCACGCCAGAGATGGTGCGTCCACAGTTTATGTGGGCTGAGGTATTGCTAATCCATTCTAATGATTTAAAGGAGACTTTATATGATTGAATCCCTGATCCTAGGGAGTTTGTTGAATAATGAAGAGTTTGCAAGAAAAGTTTTACCGTTTTTACAAGAAGAATATTTTGAAAGTTTTGAAACCAAATTAATCTATCGCTCTACGAGTGATTATGTAAAGAAATACAATAACATTCCATCAAAAGACGCTCTCCAATACGCAATCGAAGAATCGCGTAGTATTTCAGAAGAACAGTTCAAGACTGTAACTGAAACTATCAACAGTCTATCATACGACACAAAGAATGATGAGCAATGGCTTGTGGACAAGACCGAAAAGTTTTGTCAAGACCGTGCTTTGTATAATGCTATTCGTACATCTATCTCTGCCATGGACGATAAAAATAGCAAGATAGAAAAGGGTGCTATACCAAAGATTCTTCAAGATGCTTTGGGTGTATCATTTGATAATAGTGTTGGTCACGATTTCTTAGAGAATGTCGATGAACGATACGAGTTCTACCATCGGAAAGAAGCAAGAATTGAGTTTGATATTGACTTGTTGAATACAGTCACAAAAGGCGGTCTTCCTCGTAAGTCTTTGAATATTATTTTG